TGAGCGTTTTGGTGCCAGTGAGTGCTGCGAATTTCTCCGCAGTTGGACAGGCAGGGTACGCAGTGGGTTTGCCATACACATCTCTTATATGTATGGACACAGTTGGCTCGGTGTTTGTCATGTCAGTTCCTTGGTGTGTATACACACATAAAAGGTGTGTATGTGTAGGTTATCTGCTGAAGCGTTCGGCCAAGTACTCGCGGTATGCAAGCTCGGGATCGTCCATGTCTAGTGGATTTGTGTCCATGCTGGCCTCAAAGACGAACGGCTCGTCGTCGTCATCGTTGTGTGTATACACACCTTTTGAGGGTTGGATGAAATGGTAGTTGTTCATGTCATGCTCCTGATGTGTGCATACACACATGGTAATTAGACAAAAGTTGGGGGGTAATTATCCAAAAGTTTAGGGGGTTGGATAATTAGGGGGTGGGCTGGAAGCCGCATGGATACTGGGATTGCGAGGTGGTATTAGGGTTTACCCTACTCGAATTATCCAAGTGTGAAAAAGGGGGTCAGGAATTTTAGGGTGTTGTGATGTTGTGCGCGGCCCGAGGCTCTTGGCACGAGCAACACACGCATCGTCATGTGCATCCTAAAATCTTGTCTAATTGTCTAATTGTCTAATTGCACGCCTAACCCATTGATTTTAAAGGAAAACCTAATTATCCAAGGTAAAACCACCCTTGGATAATTGTCTAATTGCAAGGTGTGTATACACACATTAGGCGTCGATCGTGGTTTCTGTCACATCGGCAACGATGGCTTGGATGAAGTTGAACACGAACGCTTTTTCACCTTTGAGTTGGACGGGCTCGCCGGTCTTGGTTTTCTTGTTGTCATACACAGACTTGACTTGCTTGCACAGACCGACCAATGTATCTTTGTTGATTGGGCCAGTTGCAGGGATGGACGCAGACACCCAATCCAAGTTGGCTTTGGGGATCAGGCCGCATGACAGAATGTCAGTGACGAGAGGGCGATACTGGCCGTTTTGCAGTTGGTTAAGCATCATGCCCGCTGACAGATTTTGGCGAGCTTCACGGCTTGCGAACGCAATGGCACGAGCAAACGAGCCGGATTTACCCTTGGCGTTCATAGTGACTGCACCACCATTGGCGGCATTGGAATAGATAGACAGTTGCAGGTCTTGGACAGTGATTTGATTGGACATAATATTTCCTTGGTTGAATGAGCTTGGATGTGTAGTCGGTTGACTTCACACTGAAGCCCACTTGCGTGGGTCTTGCGACTTTCTGTGCCGGGTGTCGTTGATACCCCCGTGTCCCTTCGATTCGGCGAACACTTTGCCCGCACAAGGTCTTTCCCTTGTGGCCCTACCTGTGGGGACTCTTACCCCTATGCAGATACCGCAGTGCCGTACTAACGCCCCAGTCAGCGTTATGGCTTGGCCGTGCAACTATGTGCCCGGATGCTAGTCAGTCAATACTTACCCGATATGACTTAGGTCAGGCCGATTTCAGGCACACTGTCACTGCGCCATACTGATACCCGATTGCGAATTTTTAAGGGTCAATTCCCCATGCACCTACCATGTGTTGCCCAGCATGACCACGATGGCTTACACCATGCGATTGATACCGGCACAAGGCACTTGCACTTGTCGGGGCAAGCGGCACGATTACCGCTTCACTACTGGTCAGGCCGCTACCATGTAGTCAACCCTTCCACTAATGGTCGGCCCGCTACCCACCCCACCCCACAGGCCCCCCAAGGGCCCCACCCCGCCCGCCCCTGCCTACGACTCGCTCAATCATCATGAGCAAAAAATAAAAAGGTGTGTATACACACGTAGTAGTACTAAATTCTTACACTATGCACCATAAAGCCCATAAAACGCTCCCAAAACACAAAAAATCTCTGTAGAATGTGTGTATACACACCTCGAAAGGACCAAAAATGAAGCGCTGGAACCTGTTTTTGCCCCCGGAATTGATCGAAAAATACAAAATTTTGGCCACTAAAAAGGGAGTTTCTTCGGCTGAAATGGCCAGAATTGCTATGGAAAAGTACCTGCAAGCAGTGGAAAAAGCTCAAAAACAGGCTTCGGAGCAAGAAAATGTCGCTTGATGGCACTGATGTGGACGACTCCCCACTGGAGTACAAGCCCAAAACCGTGTCGTTTCCTCAGATTAGCGAGGAGATGGTGGCTTCTGTGGCCTTGGGTTTGGAAGACGAACTCATTGTTGCGGCTAGGCACGGCCTATCCATAGAGCAGTACCAAGAGCTGGCAGCTCAGCCGTGGTTTCAACTGCAAGTTCAGGTCAAGCGCTCTGAGTACGAGAAAAACGGCGTCACCTTCAAAGCCAAGGCCGCGTGGATGGCTGGGGAGTTGCTCGATCAGGTGTACGTCACTGCAGCCTCGGGTGAAGCCAGCCTCAGCCAAAAGCATGAAGTCCTCAAGACGCTCATCAAAGCCGCAGGGCTTGAGCCCAAGGAGGAAAAAGTCAAGGATACTGGGCCGGGGTTCAGTATCAGCATCGACTTGGGTGGTGGCCAGAGCATAAGCCTCAGTAACCAGCAGACCATCTTGCCGGTTACACTGGACGCAGAGGTCAAGGAGATCAAATGAAGTACGACGCCAACATCGCACAGGCTCTGGTCGACGAGGTGCTAGAGTTGTTGCATAAATACGACGAATCCGTGCTGCTGCCCACTGTGTTGGGGTGTCTTGATATAGTGAAAATGCAGCTGCTCCAAGACCAGATGGACGAGGACGACGAAGATGAGTGAGATCATTGACTTCAGTAAAGCCAAAGAAGAGCGCGGGCCACATGTGGCTGGGGCGTTGTTCTGTCAGGCGTGTGACCACGAGTGGACTGCTGTGTGGAAGCCCGGCACCACGGAGTTCGAGTGCCCTGAATGTAAGAGCATGCGCGGGCGAAATAAGTTCGATGTGTCGCCACCTCCGGGAACTCAGGTGTGGAGCTGTAACGCCTGCACTAACCAGCTGTTTAACCTGATGGCAGATCGGGTTCACTGCCCCGGTTGCGGGCAGCAGTGGGACTACGGGGACATCGCATGAGTAGCTACAAACCTACGCACACCCAGCGAAACTTCATGCTGGACGAGTCCTACGTGCGCGTGCTGGCTGGACCAGTTGGTGGCGGTAAGTCCGTGACATGCGTACACGAGCTGGTGCGACTCGCTTGCGGGCAGGCACCGAACGCCAAAGGTATACGCCGCACTCGGGCTATCATCGTGCGTAACACGGCGGATCAGCTGGCGCTGACGACTAGAAAAACGGTGTTCGACTGGTTGCCGCCGGGAGAAGCTGGCGTGTGGAAGGCTGTGGAGAAGACGTTTATCCTGATGGCTAAACTGCCGGACGGCACACAGGTCGAGTCAGAATGGATTTTTATTCCGCTCGATACGCCAGATGACGTGCGTAAAGCGTTGTCACTTGAGACCACGTTCCTGTGGGGAAACGAAAGCCGAGAGCTCAACAGTGAAGTTGTCGACGGTCTGCTGTCGCGTCTGAACCGATACCCGTCAGCCAAGGACGGTGGGCCCACTCGCTCGTGTGCGCTGTTTGATACCAACATGCCCGATGAGGACACGTGGTGGCACGACAAGATGGAGAACCCACCTAGCAACTGGGCCATCCACAAGCAGCCAGCTGCGATCATCAAGCCCGAGGTGTACCTTGAGAAATTTGGCGAAGAGCCTGAAGAGGTTCTGCTGGATAAGGACGACAACGCGTGGGCCGTTAACCCGGAGTGCGACAACTACAACCACCTGCCCAAGCAGTACTACCCGAACATTATTCCGGGTAAGACAGAAGACTGGTTGCGCGTGTACTTGCGCTCAGAGTACGGACGCTCGTTGTCTGGAACGCCGGTGTATGAGAAAACGTTCACGTCCGATTTCCATGTGGCCAAGGACAGAATCAAGCCGATCCGCAGTCAGGACTACCCAGTGATTATCGGTCTGGACTTCGGGCGCACGCCTGCAGCGGTGTTCAAGCAGCGTGATCCTCGCGGGCGCGTAGTGACTCTGGCTGAGCTCACGTCAGAGAACATGGGTATAGAGACGTTCCTGCGCACTAAACTCAACCCGTTCATTGCTAACAACATGCAAGGGTGTTCGTTTGTCGTAGCGCCTGACCCGGCAGGGTATGCCAAGCAGCAGCAAGGTGAGATGTCGCTAGTGGATATTGTCAAGGACGCCGGGTTTAAGTGCCAGAAGCCCCCGACTAACGATCCAGAAAAGCGGGTTCAGGCTGTTGAGCGCTTGCTCGTACAACAGTTGGAAGGTAAGGCGATGTACTTGATTGACCCTAGCTGCACGCAGCTCATCAAGGGTTTTCGCTACGGGTACCGGTACAAAATCAAAAAGAGCGGCGAGATGGAAGACAAGCCGGACAAGAACGCTTTTTCGCACGTTCACGACGCCAACCAGTACGCTGATTTAATCATTGACATGAACGTTCGGGGTGTCATGGTTAACAACGGGCGGCGCGAAGTTAAAAAGTCCGGTTTTACTTACACTTGACCCTAGCCCCCCTAGGAGTACAATTTCGGTAATTTCTACATGGAGCCATCATGGCAACAGGCATCGCCCTTATTCCCGTAGCTCGCAGCTCTGATTTGGAGCGGGAGTCGCAAAATCGCAACACCGCAATGCAGGCTCAGCCAGTCATCCAAGGTCTGGCTGCTCATGCTCGTAAGCGCTGGGATTCGGCCCGCGACGCTAAGCGGACTATTGAAGAGCGTATGCTGCAGTGCTTGCGTCAGCGTAACGGTGAGTACGATCCTGACAAACTGGCTGACATCAAGCGCCAAGGCGGCTCGGAAATTTACATTCAGCTGACTTCGGTCAAGTGCCGCGCTGCTACTAGCTGGTTGCGCGATACCTTGCTAGGTACTGGTACTGATAAGCCTTGGAGCCTTGAGGCTACACCAGAGCCAACACTGCCTCCAGAGATTGTTCAGGAACTGATGGCCAGCATGCAGCAGCAGCTGCAGACAATGATGGAGCAAGGCCTTGCCACTCCTGACCCTACGCAGCTTCGTGAGATTGCCGGGCAGATGAAAGACGCAGCGATGCGCCGACTGCGTGAAGAGGCTAACGACCGTGTTGACCGCATGGAACTGAAGATGGAAGATCAGTTGATTGAAGGCAACTGGACTGACGCCCTCAACGCGTTCTTGGACGACATCGTCACATTCCCGTACGCCGTGCTCAAGGGCCCCGTCAAGCGCAAGCGCAAAACCATGTCTTGGCAGAATGGCCAGCTGATTCCTGCCGAAGAGATTCGCAACGAGTGGGAACGCGTTGATCCGTTCATGCTGTACTGGGCACCTTGGGCGTCCGACATTCAAGACGGCTTTGTGATTGAGCGCCACCGCATGACTCGTGAGGACTTGCAGGCGTTGATGGGCGTGCCCGGCTACAACGACGATGCGATTCGCTCGGTGCTGAACAACTTCGACTTGGGCAACCTCAACGAGTGGCTGTGGACTGACAGTGCTCAGGCAACTGCCGAAGGCAAAGATACTACGCAGACCATCTTCACAACAGACCTGATTGACGCCCTGCAGATGTGGGATAGCGTTAAGGGCAGCGACTTGCTGTCTTGGGGTCTGTCGAACAAAGAGATTCCCGATCCAGACATGAGCTACCCTTGCGAGGTGTGGCTGGTGGGCTCCACGGTGATCCGCGCTGTGTTGAACTACGACCCGCTGGGTCGCAAGCCATACTACGTGACATCGTACGAGAAGGTGCCCGGTTCTGTTGCTGGTAAAGGCGTGGCCGACTTGTGCCGCGACTCACAGAATATGGTGAACGCCGCTGCTCGCAGCTTGGCCAACAACATGGGTATCAGCTCTGGTCCTCAAGTGGGTGTGAACGTTTCGCGTCTGCCACCGGGTGAAGACATCACCGAGATGTACCCTTGGAAAATCTGGCAGTTCCAGAGCTCTGAGTTCAACGATGGCTCGCAGCCACTGACATTCTTTCAGCCAAACAGCAACGCAAACGAGCTGATGGCTGTGTTTGAGAAGTTCTCGGCACGTGCTGACGAAGACACCATGATTCCTCGTTACATGACTGGCGAGAGCTCACCCGGCGCTGGCCGTACATCGTCTGGCTTGTCCATGCTGATTAGCAACGCTGGTAAGGGTATCAAGCAGGTTATCAGCAACATTGACCGTGCTGTGATCGTGCCGTCTATCGAGCGCTTGTACCAAGACAACTTGCGTTACAGCAAAGACCCAGACCTGATTGGCGACGTCAAGGCTGTTGCCAAGGGCGCTACCAGCTTGGTGGTCAAGGAAGCTGAAGCT